TAAATGATAAAAAAAAAAAAAAAAAATAGGATACCACACAGCCACAACCTCAAATATGAAAAATCATATAAGTGGGACACATACAGGGTTCACTCCCGACGTGAGCGCACACACACAAATGTGATCGAGCTTCGCTCACAAACGCCGAAGGCGAGGTGGGAGGGGCGGGGGTTTGGTCCGCCCCTGGTTGGAGGGCCACCATGGAGCTGCTAGCCACATTTGCGGCACTGTACTCGGGCGAGTTTCCCATGCACGCATATGACGGCGTGTCCAATGATGTCATTGGCACGCATGATGTCCCATGCTTTGCCGGTTGCAGTCTCTCGCGCTTCGCGTGCCGCGGGAGTGGCATCGCGTCGGATGATGCGAGGCTTCGCTTCGTTAGGATTGAAGACTTCAGCTCTAGCACGGCGCTTGAACCACGCCCGCACCAACGCCTTGTCGGACGGTGTTGACATCGTGTTCTCCGTTTGTTGCCTGGAAATGAATTGCTATAGCTCCTGATACGGACTGGGTTGCTCCCATCTTGCGACTACTTTGTCACTGGTAGCGTTTTCACGCCCGCGCGTTGCAACGCCTTGACCAACAAGTCCGTTTGCTCCTGGTTCAGAGGTGCCCCACCCGCAACCGCGGTGAGTAGATTCTTCCCCCTGTAATACTTGTCCTGATTCCTCCAGGTGTACTGCCGATGCTCTATTGCAATATTGATTAGAGCATTGACACCGGCTTCGAGACCGTTAATGAATTGCAAGTCTCGGTCGCCCCGCTTGTGTGCCTCTTCGAGGAACATCTGCACAAGCGTAGCATTCGCCGGGTCCACCCTGACTTCCTGCCGCGCTACAGTTGTGGCAGGTGCTACAGCTGATTCTACAACCTTGACTGGCATACCCATGGTGATAACCCCCAATAGGATACCCAGCCCGTGTCATGAGCATAGCAATTCGATTGTCAAATGCTACTGAGCATTCTGCAACTGCACCGCAGTGCTCAACTATAGTATCCGCATTAGGCCCGGGCCCCAAAACTCGAAAATGCGGCGCGCGCTGCGTGGCCACGAAAATAATTTTCCCAGAAAACTCCACCTCGCCGTCTCTGCTACCAAATGGCGTATCACGCGGTGTGGTAGTTCATAGCATGAACACTCGTGGCGATGCTACGCATCTTCGATGGCACATGCGAAGCATAGCAGGGGAATGCAACGCATTGTCTTCTTTGCTTCGCATCTAGCACATTTCATTGGCAATATAATCCTTGACAATAGCTGCGCGATTATGCTACAACGTATCCGTGAGCTAGACGTGTAGTTGGAGCTCTTGCAATTCCAGTCCGAGCATCTATGGACCAATCCGCCAGAACGAAAGTCCTTATCAAGATCGAGCAGATAGCTCGCTTGCGCGTCGGTGGCATTAGCGACGACAAAATATGTGCGATGTTGAATATCACGCGCTCAGGGCTATCAAGAATTCTCACCCTCGCCGACTACAAAGAGACCGAAGATGCCGTCCTCATGGGTACTGTCACCAAAATGGACGAAGCCCTTGCGGGTAGGGCAGCTCTTATCAGGCAGACATTCGCCGTAGGCGTTCCAGCAGCAATGAGAGCACTGCTAGAAACTGTGACACAGAAACGTGATCTGAGGGCGCGGCTAGAAGCCGCACGTGAGTTCCTGGACCGTGATCCTGACCGCACTTTTACGAAGGATCGGACGCAGGTCACACCGGAAGTGTCTCTACCGGACAAGGTGCTAGAGTCTGCGGAAGTTGATGGCGAGAAAGTTGCTGCGGCGATAAAGCAGCCGGTGGTGCAATAGCATGGCAATGAAGGCTCTTGTGGTTCATCCTAGAAACTCCTGGATTGCTTGGGATATGGACAGGAAATTCGCTCTCCAGTTGTGGTGGTCCACAAGAACATGGCTTTCTATTCGTGAGTGGTGGTTGGACAGGCCATGGAGACATAGATAGATACTATGGAACGCTTCGTTCCACTTTCGTTGCAAAAACTTTCGGGTGATAATGCGGCGAAGATTCGTGCTCTACGGGTAAACTGTCTGGGGTCGCTCTACTACTTCCTCAAAATTGCACTTCGTAGGAAGCGTCTAACTGACCAGTTGCACCTCCCGCTATGTTCCTTCCTAGAGCGCCGCCGTGTAAAGCACCTGCTTGAGTTCCCACGCGACCACTTCAAATCTACAATATGCACCGAAGGCCGGCCGATGTGGCGGGCTTTGCCATTCACGTCCAGTGATGAGGACGAGTTCAAGAAGCTCGGCTACTCCGACGAGTATGTCCGTTTCATGCAGGAGATTCATAATCCGAATATCCGCCAGCTTCTTGTGAGCGAGAACATAACCAACGCAGCGAAGCTAGGTTCGAGGGTGAGATGGCATTATGAGAGCAATTCCATGTACCGCGCACTCTTCCCTGATACTTTGCCCACCACGGCTGAAACCTGGACCAACTTCTCCCTTCACGTTAAACGACCTGTCTCTACTACTGGCGCTGCTCATGGAGAAGGGACTTTTGACTTTATCGGAGTCGGTGGTGCTCTTCAGAGCCGCCACTACGACGAAATTAATCAAGACGACCTTGTTGGCCGCAAAGCAATTGAGTCCTTGTCCATCATGGAGAAGACGGTAGAATACCATCGGCTTCTGATCGGCGCCTTTGACTCTGATGACAAGGACCATGAGAACTCCGAACTCGTCGTCGGCAATCGCTGGGCCTACCATGATTTGAATTCCTGGATTCGTGAGAATGAGCCTTGGTTCGTGTTCTCCTCCCATAAGTCCCTCGGCGGCTGTTGTGCAGAGCACCCTCCAGGCATCCCGATCTTTCCACAGGAGTTCTCCTACGATAAACTACAAAGGATCAAGAAGCGCCTCGGCAACTACAGCTTTAGCTGCCAATTCGAGAATGACCCGGCTTCGCCAGAGGACGCTGACTTTGACACTTCATGGCTCCGCTACTACACCGTCAAGGTGGACCCAGCTGGCAGGGCTATCCTCCAACATGAAGTAGTAGACGGGACCGTGCGAAAGGACCTGCAACATGCACACCTCAGCATTGCAATGCCTGTTGATCCCAAACATAGTGGCAATGCTGCTGCCGGTCGCTGTCGTCATGCTATCGTTGTCGTTGGGATCAGCAATTCTGGTGACTATTACCTGCTTGATTATTGGGCTCGTCATTCTTCGTATGATACTTTCTATGATAAAATCTATGAAATCGCCCAACGATGGAAGCTCCGGAAGGTGGGACTCGAAACCATAGCGGCGCAGAAGTACATCGCCCACCACATCGAGCATCTGAACCGGGTGAAGGGCTACCCACTCCGAATTGTTGACCTGAAAGGTGAGGCCGAGGCTCCTGATGGTACAGTGTCGAGGAAGAAGGAGTGGCGCATTCGTAGCGTCCTATCTCCGATCTTCGAGGCTGGGCAATTCTGGATCAGGAAGGGCCCTGATGGAGTCGTTCAAGCCCAGGATTTTCTCGGCGAATACCAGGCGTTCCCGCGTAGCCAGTACGTTGACATCCTTGACGCGCTAGCGTACATCCCGCAGATGCTTCACCACTCCGTCAGCTACGAAACGGACATGAAGTGGAGACTCTTGAACCAGCGGATGGCGAGAGCGGTGAATCAGCCATACTCAACGCAGGTGCAATAGCAATGCCAAAGAAGCTAACAGATTGCGTGGCGAAAGTCAAAGCGTCCAAAGCGGGGCGAAGTGGCAAGGTGAATCCATGGGCTGTGTGTGTCGCTTCTACTGGACTGAAGCCTCATAAGAAGGGCTCTAAGAAGTGATCGAGCTACAGAAAATCCCGCTTAGCGGCTTCTCCGAGGATAAGTTCAAGGGCTTCCTCAAAGACCGCATTCGTGCGCTGCAATCCGGACTCCGTCAACTCCACGAGGAGAAGCTACCGAATTGGCGCCGCGCCTATGAGGCAACTCCGTTGGAGAAAGTCCGTAGCTTCCCCTTCCAGAACGCCAGCAACTTGGTTGTCCCTGTCATCGCAATTCATGCAGACACCCTGCTTAGCCGAATCATGGCTGCCATCTTCAAGACGCATCCTATCTGGGCCGTCCGGACAGTTGGCTCTTTCAAAGGACAGGGAGAGCCACTCCGCGATGCTCTTGAAGAGGCCCTTGGCTATCTCGCCATCGAACCAGATGAGCTGGATCTCTACCGTGTCTACCATGAATGGGTTTCGGAGATTATCAAATATGGCACTTCTGTTGTCAAGTCCCCGTGGGAGACACTCTTTGAAACCATGCTAGCCCCTGCTGGTGATGGCAGTGGCCGCTACGACGCTGTACAGAATGTGAAATATGATGGTCCTCGTCCGGAGAAGCTGCCATTCGAGGATTTCTTCATCTCGCCTTCGGCGAAAACTCTTGAATCTGCTGAGGTGAAGTTCCACAGGCGACGAATGGAGAGGTGGGAACTTGAGGAGCGACGTTTCAGACAGGTTTATGATGTGGCTAAAGTGGACGCAGTTCTTGCTCGTCCTGACCGCACTAGTCCTGGCGTCGTGCAACAAGGCAAAGAGGCCGACGCTGGTACCAAGACCATTTCCGGCTATGGCTACGCCGAGTATGACATTTGGGAAGGTTGGTGTCAGTACCGCATTAACGGTCGCCTCATCCGAGTCATTGCATCTTACCACCTGGCCTCTGACACACTTCTCCGTGGCTGGCTCAACAATTATCCGGGAGAAACATTCGTCGCGGGCCGGATGTTCTACCGCGATGATATGTTCCACGGCTATGGGTTCTGTGAAACGCTCGCGCAGTTCCAAGAGGAGATTTCCCAGATACACAACCAGCGCCGCGACCGGATGACAGTGGCCAACTCCGCTGCGTGGCGTGTTAATCCTGATAGTAAGCTCCACGAGGGGTACAAGATTTTCCCAAGCGCGATGGTCCCTGCCGAGAAGGACGAGATTGAGGCGCTACAGATGGGCGAGCCATCTGAGGTCTCGATAGATGAGGAGCGTCTCTCGCTCGATCTTGCGGAACGCCGCTCTGGCGTTTCGCAACCTTCCCAAGCTGCCGGTGCTGGCTCTTTCAACAAGCGCGGCGTTTATACTGCCATGGGTACTCTGTCTATTATGCAGGAGGGTAATAACAGAACTGACCTTAACGTCAGTGATCTTCGATATGCTCACACGAAAGTGGGGCGCATGATAGCTCGGCAGTTTGCCGAGTTTGGCAATGACACATATCGCTTCGGCTATTTTGGCGATATGGCGGAAAGGATCGTGGCTGCTCTGACAGCACTCAAAGAGCGGCGCATGGCATTGCCAGTGATGTCATCTACGGCTAGCGTTAACCGAGAGGTGGAGAAGCAGAATGATTTGATGCTCTCTGGTGTAATGAGTCGTCATTACCAGACCATTGCACAGTTTCTCCAAGCAGCATCTTCTCAGCAACTTCCGCCTGCGATGCAGGATTACATGAAGCAGGCCATTAGAGCCTCGAATAACCTAATGAAACTTGTGATGCGGCACTTTGGTTTTGATGAACCGGAGCGCAGCGTCCCGGAGCCACAACTTGAAGGAAATCCTGGAGCATCGTCAGTCGGTATTGCTTCTCCTAGACAGCCTGGACTTTCAAGTGGTCCAGAGGTGGCTGGTCCAGGAGCAGGCCAATTACCTGGAGCATCTCAAGCGATCCAATGACCTTTTCGAGCTTTATCGTGCTCAGGGCGCGCTTGAGGTTCTTGACAAGATTCTTGGACTCCGTAGGGAAATTTCCGGTTATATTCGGGATATTTCTGACGGGAAAGTGGCACGACCACTTGTAGGCTCGATTTCCGGAGTTGGAGGACAAAGAAATGGATAACCCATTCAAAAAGAAAGAAGCGGAGCTTCCGGAGTCATTGCGTGGTAAGACACCGGAGCAGATCGCTGCCGCACTGGACGCTTCTGCCGCAGCCACCGCCAAAGCTGCCGAGCTAGAGCAGAAGCTCCAGGCGGAGCAATCCAAGTCCGGGACTTTGCAGAGTGAGTTTGACAAGGTAAAGCAGCGTCTTGATGCTGCCGAAGCACGCACCACTGTGGCTACGACGACTACGGAGACGGGTGCTAACAAGATTCCGAGCGTCCTTGACGACGAGGAAGCCGCATTCGCGGCGCGAACGGCTCCTCTAGCAAACGCTACAATGTTCAATGCCGTGCAGACAGCAAAGCTCTTGGCGCGTCAGAAGCTCATGGCGCAGCCCGATTATGCCCCTGTCCTTCTGAAGTACGAAGCAGAGGTTGAGACGCTTTGGAACCAAGTCCCGATGCAGAGTCGGATGTTCGAGGCTGCCTTCGAGAATTGCTTTAAGATCGTCCTGGCGAATCACTTCAAAGATATCCAGGACATGAAAGCGAAGGCCGCGGGTGAGCTTCTTGTTGAAGGTGCCGGCGGTCCCCCTCGGAAAGAGGGCGAGGCTGAAAAGGACAAGCTCTCTGATGAGGAACTCCGAATTGCGAAGGCCATGAAGATTTCTCCGGAAGACTATCTCAAGCAGAAGAAGGGGATGAACTATGTCGCAGCCTAGTCAGGCTCCAGCGGTTCCGACTATAACATCGAAGAATTTGCCCGCATCGCCTCCGGCTCCTAGCGGTCCAGGGGTTATGGGCGTCAACCCTTTAGCTCCTGTGGCTGCACCTGTCCCCGACTCCCAAATCGTCGCCAAGAGACTCTCACCACCGGCGATTGACCGGGTGGTGTCGAAGAATCCTGAGCTATCGTTTAGGTGGGTTAATAGGGTGTCTGGCGAGGGCCTCCGATTCTCGCAGATGGAGGCGATAGGGTTCCGAGTAGCCACTGTGAACGATTGCTCCGTCACCGGGATGACTCCGAAGGACGGGAAGTTCATGAACATGGACGTGATCCTCATGTGTATGCCTCGTGTTGATTACGTTGGTGCGACGAACGCCAACGCAGTTGAAGCACAGCGGCGCGTGGCACGTGCGGGAGTCAAGGCTCGTGGCAACACCGAGTTGCATCAGGCATTAAACGAAGTTCCCGCACCGAACGCGATGCGGAGCAAGATATCCACGTTCGTTCCAACAGAGGAAGAAGCAGAGAAACTGGGTAGTTAGCACACCAAAAGGAGGGTACTACATTGGCTAGCATCGAGATTCATGCAGCACGTTCAGTTTCTGGTAACCAACCTGGCATGGCCCGGATTATTGAGGAAGCTACTCAGACCTTCCTTTCTGGTACTCCAGTCATGCTCGCTTCTGGAGACGGTGGAGTGAAGGCTTGGGATGGTACAACATTGGCTGCTGGCATTGCAGGCTTTTCTAAGGAAGATGCCAGCAACCTCGCAACCGTTGGTGTTCCAAAAACTTTGTCGTTTGGCTCGGTTCCGAACCAAAGTGCGGCGGTCAATATCCCACGTGGAGCACCGTTTAACGACGGCAAGATCGGCTTCGAGGTCGCTTCCGATGACAATGTCTTCAAGGGCCAGATCGGTCCGTCGGTCACGACGACGCCTCAGATGGTTGGTGTGGCTTATGGACTCACAAAGGATAGCGACGGCCACTGGTACGTTGACACTACCAAGACCGGTGTCAATTCTGCTGTGACTGTTGTGGGCCTTGATCCATTGGACACGCTTCGTGGAGTATTCTTCGTGGTACTCAGAACGGCACAACAAATTCCGGCGTAGCTTGGAGTCAGATTTAGCTGACTAATTTCGGTTAAGGAGGGTATTTCACCATGATGGTTCGTGGCCAGTTCGCACAGCTAATGGCTCCGGGTCTACACGGCAAGTTCGTCCATTGGCTTGATCTTCTCCTACGAGATGAGGAGTATTCTCACATCCTGAATCAAGAGACCTCGACAAAAGCCTTCGAGGACGAGGTCGAATTCTCTGGTCTTGGTCCCATGCCACAGAAGGACGAGGGTGTTGGCGTGGTGTACCAAGACGCTATCCAGGGTGGGTCAAAGCGTTACATCCACTTTACCTACGCTCTTGGGGTTCGGACGTCCTTCGAGCTTTACGAAGATGACCAGTATAACCTCATCATGCAAGTCCCGAAGGCACTAGCTCGGAGCGCGCACTTTACCAAGGAGCAGCAAGCCTTTAACCTGTTCAACAACGGGTTCATTTCCGCTGGCACCGCCGGTGCAGTTGTCACAACCGATGGTGTCAGCCTTTTTAACACTGCACATCCATTGCTTGGAGGCACCGCCGCGACGAATATCGGGCCTGGCCTCTCCAGTGTCATCAACGCCGCCGGGACTTTCCCGAATCGTCCTTCGGTTGACATTGACCTTAGCATTACGGCGCTTGTTTCGGCTATCAACTCGTTCGAGCGTTTGGTTGATAGTCAGGGTCTTCCAGTAGTGCTAAAGCCCCGGTATCTCCTGATCCCTCCGGAGTTGAAATGGATCGCTAGGGAGATTCTTGGCTCTCCTCACAAGCCATACACCGCAGACAACGAAATCAACGCGCTTATCAAGGAGGACCTGCAATACTTTGTGGGTCACTACCTGACCAGCGCCTCAGCGTGGTTCATGCTCTGCGATAAAGAGTCACACCAGCTGAAGTTTATGAACCGGAAAGACTTGGACGAGGACTTCGGCGACGACTTCGATACCAGGTCTATCAAGCAGATTTCGTTCATGCGCTTCAGTGTGGGCGCGACGGGGTGGATGGGAACCTATGGTTCCAACGGTCCTTAGACGCTTTGGTAGGACTGTTCACTCTGTGAACTATCATGCCATCCACATCACATGCCGGTATCACTGGGGTCCCTTGGAGTCGCTGTGACCGTTGTGGTTTGGACTTCTGCCTTAGTGACTTGGTGATGCAGAACGGACTCCTTCTGTGCCTCGCCAGTTGCTTCGACGATCCGTATGGATTCACGAGGGACCAGCTTATACAAGAACTCCTCTCCAATGGTTCTGGAGAGGAATTGAAGAACGTGACTGCTGAGAAAAGGGCAGAACCGAATGATTACAGGTCCAACACAAGCTAGTGGCCGCATTGGAGCTTTCTTGCGTCCGGCCCATATTTTGGGTCCTCTGTGGGTAGCGACGATGCGGCCTTAATCTTGGGTAAGCGGTGGTGGGCGCAATTCCACCGGGCGCTCCGGCGTTCCTAGCGCGGGGTGGTTTGTGGGTCTAACGCATTTTCCGCACGGCGTTTCTAGCTTTGGTATTCCGGTCATTGGCTCAGACCTGTCAGTCCCGAACTTGAGTGGCAATGTCTGGTTCGTAGACGCCACCAACGGCAACGACGGCAACGATGGACAGACTCCTGGCTCGGCCTTCAAGACCATCGCCCGTGCTCACACGATGGCGAAGAGCGGTTCAGGTGACACGATTTTCGTGTTTCCTGGCAGCTACGCTGAGTCACTTACTATCACCAAAGATTACATCTCCCTCATCGGAGCGACTCTCGCCGGATACGGAAAACCGGACATTGAAGCCGCCTCCGGCGTAACGCTGACTGTCACTGGTCAGGGATTCAAAGCTCGACACTGCCGCTTCGCTGGCGTGTCGAATGTGGTAGTGCAGACGGGCAACGGCTTCCGCTACACTGATTGTGTCTTCGACGGTGATGGGAATGGTGCTACCACGGCGCTGCTGAGGTTGACGCCTTCGGCTACGCTTACAAACCGGACGGCCTCTGAAGGAGTGGTCGAGGACTGCCTTTTCCGTGGCTCCGGTGGCTACGGAGTGAGCTTCGACACCTCGAACTTGAACGGAGGATCTACCGACAACCTATTTCAGCGATGCGAATTCCGTCACAACACTGGCGTGAGCGTCTCAGCCAACAAAACTGGTGCCGCTGGTACTTACTCACTCCAGTATACCAACTTCATTGACTGTTTCTTTGAGGAGTATCACAAGACTCTATTCATTGACATCACGACCAACATGGACGGTTCGGCGGCGAGCCAGATAGCAAATTTCCTGAATTGCTACTTCGCCTCCGCTGTCATGACGAAGAACACCACCGTCAAGATAAATAGTACCCACATCAGCTTCGTTGGGTGCTACATCGAGACTGGGTTGGTTGACGGTACGACGCTTATCTAGTTGGAGGTGGTGTTCGTGCTACTCCGTAGGTTCACCACAACCTTGTGTGTTCTGCTCGCTCTTGCCACGTCGGCAAAGCCGCAGAGCTACCAAGCACTGAAGTCTTTCACCACCGCGGCTGTCGCTGCTGATGATGGAGTGCGCCTCATTGGCAGCGGCGTATCTTTCCACAAGTTGACATGGACTGTCTCTGGAACTGTGTCTACCTGCTCTGTCAGGGTTGATAGCTCCTCTGATGGCGTCTCCTGGGGAACTGGAGACATCATTGCCGCACAAACGTGTACTTCTGGTGGTGCATCAACAGTCGCGAACTTTACCGTCAACTATGTCCGCATTAACGTAACTACTCTGACGGGTGGTGGCTCCATCAATGCCGTCTATACAGGGTACATCAACAATCCCAGCGGTGGTGGATCTGGAATTAGCTCACTCAACGGGCTTACCGGGGCCACGCAGACATTTGCCGCGGGGACGGCCGGCACGGACTTCACGATCGACAGCTCAGGGACCACGCACACCTTCAACATTCCCGATGCCAGCGCCAGCGCGCGCGGCCTGCTCACGAGCGCGGATTGGTCCACGTTCAATGGCAAGCTTTCGTCGGTCTCCCTCGACCAAGTTCTCGATCCGACCACGGACAAGCCTTTTGCTATGGGAGGGTTTTACCTGGATTTCAACGGGTTGCCTTCGTTGGGAGTCGAAGACGCTAGTTTCAACGTGATGATTGGCGGTGTGCGTGCGAATGGGGACCAGGCGTCGAACGCGTCTGTATCGGGCGGGCAAAATGTTGGTGTTGGGCCATCAGTTTTTAGAGCCCTTACCTCCGGGTCAAACAGCGTCGCCGTTGGAAGTTCCGCGCTCTTGGCGGTCTCTACGGGCATAAACAACACGGCTGTAGGCGCAATCGCTTTGAGTTCCACGGAGAGCTCTGCAAATACCGCGGTCGGCATGAGCGCGGGCGCTGCGCTCAACACGGGAAATGGCAACACCTTCTTGGGAGCCTTCGCCGATACGGGCTCGGCTAACATCACGAATGCGACGGCCATAGGTAACGGCGCGGTGGTCACCGCCAGCAACACGATGCGCTTTGGGAATTCTAGCGTCACTGAGGCGATCAGTCATGGTATTTACCACTCCGAGACAGGGCTTTATGCTGGTAATGACCTGGTTGCAGGAGCTGATCTGCAACTCACCGACGATCTTCCCAACGGAGGTATTGCGTACATGGCGAGTCTGGCGCCCTCGCAGTGTGTGGCGACCGATGCTAACAAGAAGCTCATAAGCACCGGCGCTCGATGTTCGGACGCCAGCACTACGGCCGCGAATTGCTCCTCTTCCGCCTCCCCTGCCGTTTGCGGTTCGGCACAGGCGGGCTCGTTTGTGATCGCGGCCTCAGGCACAACAGTGACGGTCAACACGAGCGCGGTAACCGCGAACTCGCAAATTTTTGTGCAGGAAGATGAATCGCTCGGGACAAAACTGGGTGTGACGTGCAACACGGGTATTCTCGCCAATCCTCCGGCAATCACCGCGAGGACCCCTGGAACTAGTTTCGGCGTAGCGATCAGTGTTGGACTGGCGGTGAATCCGGTGTGCTTTTCGTATCTTATTATGAACTAGTATGCGACTTGGAAACAATCAATGCCTGGTAATATGAATGCCCGCATCAACTCACTACGCCAGTGCGAAAATAACGGTAGACGACCTGGCTTGGTATCCGGTTATTCCACCCTTTACTGCCACATCCTGGTCGATAAGGAACACAACCGGTGATACGCTCTTATTGCGGACCGACACATCTGACGCATCCACCGAAGACACCCTTGCACCGGAATTTCAAGAAAGTGCTGTACAGAGCCGTAAGAGCTTTGTCGCGGGGAGTCCGGTTGTATTTGTCAAAGCGTCGGGGG